TTAAATTAACCATGTCGGGGCTGAATACGCTGGTTTTTCTGTCGGTGGCCCATGGCTGATCTCGCCCTGTCGCAAAGCCGCCGCAATCTCGGGTCTGACGAATTTCACGTCTGGCCGGGTCTCACGTGTAGCGCGACGGATCAAGTGGCCAGCCGCGACGGATCAAGTGGCCAGGTTTTTGAAATGCGTCGGCAGGGTTCAACCACGATTGAACAGGTGGTGAAGGACAGGCACAATCGTCTCATGCGGATACGTCGCAGAGAGAGCAGGAAGCGCCGAGAACCTATCCTGGACGCTCGCGCTCGACAGGCGGCCATCACGCGCAGGCTGATCTTGGTGGCCGCCGCTCTGGCAGGAGCGACGGCCGCGATGGTCGTGTTGCGATGGCGCTATCTGGCTACGCTCATCTGGCCTGACGGCTGAGGCCGAGGACCAGCGTCCCGTCGTCCACAAGACAAGCCCGCAACGCTTTGCCGCTCGTCGCGAGCAAGAATGTCAGCAGCACATGTCGGCTGTCCGCATCCATGTCCACGTGATCGGCGAACAGGTCGGCCATCCATTCCAAGATATGGGCGGCCTCTATGTCCTGGCCTGGCCCACGGCCAGGGGAGTGGGCGAGTAGCGCGCTCATGCTTCACCCCACCTTACTGAATACAGCTGGCTCCGCCATCTCGCGGAGCCGCGCCAGGGTCAGCACGTCGAACCGAGCCGTGACCGCCAGGACATCGCGGCCTTCCATGCGATGCGGCAGACCGAGCGGCGTCACCCGGAAATGCAGCTGGACGAGCCGGAGGAGCCAGAGCGGGTCCATCTCGATGATGATGGTGTCAATGGCGCGGGGCAGGCCCCATTCGACGATGCCGGTCAGCAGCGACAGGGCCACCGGCGAGAGCTTGCGCCCACGCTCGCGGTGTTCAGGCAGGACGCAGTAGCGGGTCCACTCCCAGATATGGTCGCCGATAGGGCGTTCGCCCTCGCAGAGCTGGGGCAGCACATCGGACAGGAGATGTGGGCGAGTCGAGGGCAGCATGCGCTGGTAGCCAAGGACGCGCCCGCCTTCCACATGCAGCATGTGCACGGCGCGGTCGTCGTCGAACTGGTCGATCTCCAGACCATCGGACCGTCGAAGGTCCTCCCAGCCCATCTCCTCCACGAACACTCGATGACGCAACGCATGGGCCTGCCGCATGAGATCGCGATGCTGGCCGAGGGACTCTGACGTGACGATGAGCATGATGTCGTGCCTCCTGATGCCGAACGGATAGGACTATCCTCCGGGCGTCAGGACGCGGCTATGACATGATCATGCCATGGCCCCGCGTCACTCGACCAGACGCAGTCTCAGGGCCTCGGCGACAAGCTGCGCGCGGCTCGAAACCCCGAACCGCGTGTGGAGTGCGCGGACATGGTTGTTCGCGGTGTCGTCGGCGATGCCAAGGATCGCGGCGATGTCTCCGGTCGTCTTGCCCGCCACCAGCCATTTCAGGACCTCGAGCTGGCGGGGCGTGATGTCCGGTGCGGGCCTGCGCGCGCTCAGGAGCAGGGTCTGGCCGATCGCGTATGTCGCCAGCAACGTGATCTTGCCCAAGGCGCGCGGCGGCAGATCGAGGCGCTCGCCGGCCAGCGATAGGCCGATGATGCCGCCCTCCAGCGGGTGAAGAGGCACGGTGACGCCGTGACGCAGCCCGAAATCCCCTGCCTCGTCCAATACCCGCTGCTGGGCTTCGTCGTCCGCCTTGAGATCCGACCAGCCGAAGGGACCATGGGCATTGCGCACCGCCGAGATCGCCGGATCGATGCCGATATAGCCTCTTGCGAAATAGCGTTGCGCCCATTCCAGAGGCCAGCGGTCCATGATCACGCTGTCGCGGGCCTGTGTCGATGGCTGGGCGGCGTCCGGGATGAAGCCGCCCAGAAGCGCGCCGATGCCATAGTCGGAGCACAGATCGAGAAGCGTGGCGCAGACCTCGCCGACAGAGGCAGCCGCGTTCAGCCGCGTGATCGCGTGCAGCGTGTCGTCAAACTCGTTCGCCATGCCCAGCCCCCTCCGCAGAGAAGACCGGGCGCGGCGGGATTGCAAGAATGACATCACATGATGGAGGACTTTTGCCCTACGCGATTGGTCGCATCATGCGGTGCCGGATTCAGCTGTTCGGCCACCAAGTCGATCCGCGAGAGTGCGATACGCGAGCGCCGCAGCCAGGCTGACCACTCCGTTGCCGGCGCATCTGGTTCGGTCCAGCCGATGGGCCACCCCATGATCCAGTCCGTGAAGGCAGGGTTCAAGGGCAGGGCTCCGGCCGGCTGCCGCGTGCCAGCCCTGCAGATCAGATGGAGCGGGTGCGAATAGGGGTAGCTCTCGGGCGTCGGCCCCGGCCGGAAGCCCAGACACCGCGCCGCCATCCAGATCAGCGTCCAGCCCCTCGCCGCCTCCCTCAGCCCCACCTGATGGCCCGACTGGTCCGTGCGGGTCATCATGACGAGGCCCCGCTCGTCCAGACGCCACTCGGTCTCGTTCCCGCTCATCCCGACCGTCGGCGTCGGCCAGGATGAAGAGCCGAACGCGCCAGTGCGCAGCGCCGACCTCAGCCGCCGAGAACAGGCCCGCCTCGATGCGGTAGCCCATGCCCGATAATTCTCGGGCGACCACGTCGAAACCGAGATCGACATGGCCGAGCACGTTTTCGAGGAAGACCCGGCCGGGTCGGCACTCGCCGATGATGCGGGCGATGTCGGGCCACAAATGGCGCGGGTCGGCCTCGCCCTGGCGCTTGCCCGCCGAGGAGAATGGCTGGCACGGATATCCCGCCGAGAGGATGTCGATGCGGCCACGCCAGGGCCTGCCGTCGAATGTGCGGACGTCGCTCCAGATAGGGGCGTCATGGAGCGCGCCGTCCCGCATCCGCGCCGTGAGGACGCGCTGCGCGAATGCGTCCCGCTCGACATAGGCGAGCGTGCGGTAGGCTGGCTCCGCGATGGCGAGGCCGAGCTCGAGCCCGCCGACGCCTGAGCAGAGGGAGAGGCCGTCAAGCCGGCTGGCTGCGGGCCATGGGGTTGATAGATCCACAAGTGTCGTCTCCGTGACGCTCGATGCGGCGTTCGGATCGCGGCTCATCTGCCCTGGCGGGCGGCCTCATGACGTTGATGGACCGGCAGCGCCGGCACTTGATCTCTAGCCGATCCTGGATGGCCTGTCTGGTGGCCTTGAACAGCAATTGCCCGCAGCCGCATCGCACCTCCTCCATCATCTCAGCCGCCACCGCTGATGATCAGTTCGCGCGCCGGCGTGCCGTTGGCGAGCCCGACGCTGTAGCTGAGCTCGGCGTCCTCGATCCGCGCCCATGAGAACAGCTCGCGCAGCTCGGGCACGTCGTTGACGGTGAGGATGAAGCGGCCTTGAAGCCCCTTCAGAACGCCCGCCAGGTGCTCGAAATCCTCCCGTCCGAACAGGTCGCGCCCGTAATAATGCTCGGTGCCCCAATAGGGCGGATCGACGAAGAACAGCGCCTCCGGACGGTCATAGCGGGTGATGAACTCGGCATAGGGCAGACACTCGATCCACACGCCGCACAGCCGCTCATGCGCGGCCTCGAGCAGCGGCACCAGCTTGGTGAGATCAAAGCGCGCCGGCTGGCCGGGCGCCGTGCCGAATGTCCGCCCCGAGACCTTGCCGCCGAAGCCGAGCCGCTGGATCTGGAGGAAGCGGGCGGCGCGCTCCAGATCGGTGAGCGTGTCAGGATCGGTCGCCATCAGCCGCTCGAAATCGGCGCGGGATGCGAGCCGCCATTTCAGCATGTCGAGGAACGGCTCGTAATGCCGCTGCAGGATGCGGAAGAAGGTGGCCACGTCCCGGTTGAGGTCGTTGACCGCCTCGACCTTCGGCCGGGCCGCACGGCGGAAGAACACCCCGCCCATTCCCACAAAGGGCTCGGCATAGAGCCCGTGCGGCGTCGCCTCGATCATCGGGGTGAGGCGTTTGGCGAGCTGGCGCTTGCCCCCGACATAGCCCGCGACTGGCGAAACCGGCCTGACCTTCTGAGTGTCCATCTTGTGCGCTTCCCCGAATCATCGCCTTGAGGGTGCCGCCGCCTTCGGGCGGCCGGCGGGCGATGTTTCGAGGTCTCGTCATCGGGCGGGGTTTGAGCTTGCCGGCATTGGCCCCGCTGCGGCTTTCGGGCCGCCCCGTCGTCTGCCCATCAGTTAGCGAGATGACCCGCGCCCATCGCCTCGAACTCATCGTCGATGCGGCGCGGTTCGTCGGCGGTCGTGGCGGGCGATGTCGCCACCGCATGGATGGCGGCGTATTGCTCGATCTCGTCGATGCAGTCGGCCGCGCTCAGCTTCTCGTGGTCATCACCCATTGCCGCCTCCCATCGCCTGCGCAGTCGCCATCACCTGCTCGCGAAGATCAGCAAGCACGGCGTCAATCTCCGTTGGCGTCGTGGCGGCGGCGATGGCGGCCTCGGCCTGCCGGCGCAGCCCTTGCTCGGCCACCATGATCGCGCTGAATTGGCTGGCATTGGCGATCACGCTCGCCGCTATCTGCGCCAGCGTCACGCCGCGCGCGGCGGCGATCATCGCCAGCGTCGGCGCATCCTCCGGCCCGCCTCCGGCCGCCACGGCGCGCGCTTCGGCGGCCTGCGCCGGCCAACTGTCAACCTCGGCCTGCGTGTAGGCGTCGCGGATCGGGCGCGAGAGCCCGCCGATGATCGCCATGGCGCGGCTCACTGCGCCGGCCCGCAGCATTTCAATGGGCGGCGCGGGCGGGATGATGTCCTCGAAAGTGACCTTGTCGCCCTTGAACACCGCTCGGACCGAGCCGATGCGCGAGATGTCGAAATCATGAGGGGACGGGATGGCCCGCTGGCCGGGTGCAAGCCCGAAATCCCCCGACGCGGTGCCGGCAACCCGGCCATCGTCGTTGATGATGAGATGATCCATGGTCATGCCTCAATGAGTGCGTTGACGGCGACGCTCCAGCCGGTGATCTGCAGCGTGCCGCTGATGATGATCTGGCTGTCCACCCAATCATGCTCGGCGCGGATGGTGAGGCCGTAGCTCGTGATATTGAGCGGCGTCGCGACATTCGAGACGCCGGAGACATACTGGAACACGAGCCCTGTCGTGTTCCTGACATCGCAGGTCGCGATGATCTTGTCTGGCACACGCGCCCAATTAAGGGCGGATTGAAAATTACCGACCACATAGCCGCCGGCATCGAGCGTCACATTGTCCGCGCCCGAGACCCATGTCAGCGCCCACCCAATATTGCCGGTGGTCCGGGTGAACGCAGCGCGGAGCACCGCCTTGTTGGCGAGGGCGGTCAGCACAGGGGCCGAGCCGGCAGCACCCGTCACCACGCGGGCGAGCAGCACGTCCAGCCGCGTCGAGCGGAAGCCGCCCAGGGTCGCGGCGTTCGGTGTGCCGACCAACCCGCCCGGCGCGGCGTCGGTGTCCGTCCCGCGCTGGATGTAGACCTCCGGGACGCCCGCATTGAGCCGCAGCCGCACGAAATAGGTGCTGTTGGCCACAAGGTTGGCAAACGCTGCAGCCGGCAGGATGACGCGCCGCTGACGCCCCATTCCGCCACTCATGTCCTGCCCGAGCGTGACGATCTCGCCGCCCGTGACGGTGATCGATCCGCCATTGCCGGCCGACGCCCCGACGCTGATCGCGGCCCGCGCATCGGCGGTGTAGATTTCCGGGAAGGGCATCGACCCGATGGGCTGATCGCCTATCCCCACCAGATCCTCCGGCACTGTATAGGCGTTGACCTGCGCGCCGGATTTGACCTCTGCGGGCGTCGCGCGGCGGGCATGCCCGAAATCCGTCGTGCTGGCCTGCACCGGCGTCCAGGTCAGCGCGGTCAGCTGGCGCAGCTCACGCGCCGGCGAGGTCACCGGCGTCGAGCGGTCGATGATCCGCGCGCCGAGCGGGAGCGCAGTGAACACCCAGGCCGCCCCGTTCCAGATCGCGAGCTTGCCGGCCTGCCCCGCCCACGCGCCGCCTGCGCCTGCACCCACCAACCAGGTCTCGCCGGCGGCAGGGGCGCCCGGCACGGCGGCGGTCACGGAGATCACCGTCACGAACTCGCGCTGGCGCTGCAGGATGGTCAGCAGCTGGTCGCGCGCCGCCCCCAGGGGCAGACCGGAGCCCTCGATGGCGTTGGCCAGCTCCTCCTGGACGTCGTTCAGCCATGTGTCGATCAGCGGCGTTCCGGGTACGCCGGCGGCGGTGTTCTTGCCGCGGAAACCTTTCTTGCCGGGTGCGATGTCGATGGTGTTGGCGGTGTCGATGCGGCGCATCACGGGCCTCCCGAATAGTCGAAGGCGACGAGGGTGTGGGCGGGCGCACGCCGCCTGATGTCGCATTCGATGTCTGACAGTGTGAAATCGTAGAGAAGGTCGCCGGCCTGCGCCTCGCCGGCGATGGCGAAATATTCCTCGACCGGAGCCGGAACATGCACCGTCCAGGCGAACTGCTCGGGCGACATAACCAGCTCGTCGCCGGCCACCGCCCCATCTGTTCCAAACGCCACGGACGCCACCTGCTCGGTGATGGTGATGGCCACTCCGCGCCTCGCGGCGAGCGTGATGAAATAGTTGATCGACGCGCCGCCGCGCGCAGTCCAGCGCTGATGGGCGGACATGCGCCGCGCCTCCAAAGTCAACGCGCTGCCATCCGGACGGCAGGGATCAGGCCCAAGCACACGCTCGTAATCGGGCAGGCAATGGAGCGCGGTGCGCGGGTCGAACTCGTCGAGCAGCTGCGCGACCATGGCCTCGAGCTGCGCCACGCCCTGCGCGAACCCGCCGAGGATCGCGGCATAGACGCCATCATCCTCGGGCATCAGCCAGCCGGGCGGATCGATGGCGAGCGCCTCGGCGAGGATCGCGTCGCGGTCGCGGGCGATCATGCGAACCTCCTCATGGCAGCACGTCCCAGGCGAGCGCGCCTGGCACCGGAAGCTGCGTCGCCCCGGCGATGATGTCGGCTGCGGGCACAGTCACCTGGTGGCGATATTCCCCAGCCGCCGAGGAGATCGCCTCCGAGAGCCGTGACAGGGCAATGCGACCGCCGATCTCCGCATCGCGGGCATAGAAGGCGCCCCACGCCGCCTCGACGGCGGCGCGGATCTGCAGCGTGTCGGGCGCGATGGCGACGGTGAGGTTGTTGGCGAGCAGGCTCGCGGCAACGACGGTGACCTCCGCCGTCACCGGCTTGAGACCGGTGGTCGAGTTCATCACCCCCAGATGCGCCTGCATGGCCGCGAGCTCGGCCAAGGTCGGCGCGCGCGGCGCGGCCGCGGTGCCCATGGCGACCACCACGCCGACAGAGCCGAGACCTGTCCAGTTGGGGATGGTCTTGACCTTGGCGACCGCGAAGGCGTTGCCGATCCATTTGGGATAATCGAAGCCCGCTCCGCCATGGCCCGGCTCCCGGATGACGGCGAGCAGCCTCCCGAGCATCGCGTCAGGGCTCTCGACATCGGCGCCGCCGGCCATGCCGCCGGCGTCAAGCGTCACGCTCTGCGGATCGAGGCTGGCGAAGGGCGTCACCAACGGCAGCGCGAGCCCGCCCGCGGCGTTGCCGTCGATCCCGGCCTCGACCGCCCTGAGGCTGACATTGACCGTTCCGCCAGCGCCGATCACCTCGCCGCCCGGCCAGACTTCCGCGAGAGCGCCGGAGGGGAGCCTGGCTTGCAGATTGGCGGGAATGGGGGTGCCGGGCACCCCGGCAACGGAAGCGATGCCCACCGCGCGCGTCGCAGGCCGGAGCCTCACGCCCCAGACCTCGCCATGACGGATGAGATATTCCGGCTCCGCCGTGTCGGGCAGGAGCTGGTCGGCCACCCAGCGCAGATGCATATGAGCGCCGAACAGGATCTGCGCTTGCGTCCTGGCGACCATGGCCAGCATGCCGCGCGGGCTGCGCACGGCCCGAGCGATCGCCGCAGGCGGCAGGTCGGGGCGGATGCGCTGGATCTCGCTTTCGAGCGCCGCCTCCTGCTGGCGCGTCAGCTCGGTGGGCGTGGGCAGGGGAAAGGTCATGCCGCACCTGTCGGGAGAGCGAGCGACACGTCGCCGTCCGCCACCTTGCAGCGGAGCGCGAGCACGCCGCGCCTCAGCCAGGCGGCGTCGACCTCCGCCGGAATGCCGGTCTCGTCCTCGACCCAGTCCAGCGCCTCGCCGGCCCATGCCCTGACAAGAGCCAGGGTGAGATCGTTCTCCTTGGCCCGGTCGAGCAGCCAGAGGCGCGAGCCGGTGCGCTCGCCATTTGCGTCGACGCCATCCTGCGTTGCGCCGCGCCGCGCCATCAGATTGTCGATCTCGGCGCTGCCGGTTGAACGGGCGTTCAACGCCGCGTCGCGCCCGGCCGGCAGCTCATCATCAGAAAGCGCACGCCGGTCGGCCCCGAGCGAGAGCAGCATCGGCGTCACCGGCGTCTCGTCGATGACAAGGTCGCCATCCGCGCCGATGGCGAGGTCGGTTCTCCGGGTCACCGGATCATAGACGAGGGCGAGGTCGAAGAAGGCCATGATGGCGCCATTGTCGCCGCGCGCGCGCGGACCGCGCCACGCCCCGCGCGCGGGGGATCAAGGGCCGGCGTCAATGGGTCGGGGTTCAGGTGCCGGGCTCGGGTTCGGGCGCAACCACGGGCACGACGGAGCAGATCACGCCGGTGTCGTCGACGGCGAGGAAATGCCCACCCTTCTTCATCTTCACATAGGCCGGCCTTGCGACGAAACGCGGCGCGGCCGCGCCCTCGCCGATACGGGAGATGACGCGGTCTTCCGTCACCTTGACGCTGACGGTGCGCACCTTGACCGTGACCGCCTTGTCGCTGGTGACCTCGATCGTGCCATCGGCGCGGACGATTACCCGGTCGCCCTTGGCGCCGAACATCGCCGCCTCGCCCTCGGCGAGGTCTCCCATGCGATAGGCCGGCGCGCCCATGGGCAGGCCGATCAGGTCGCCGTGATCGCCGCCCACCGCGAAGACCAGCATCGTGCCGGCCCCGCCCGGCGGGCGCGAGGCGAAGCCAAACTGGCTCGCCACCTCCACATCGGAACGCTCGACATGGCGATGCGTCTCGATGGTCGCGGTCTGCGATCCGCCATCGTCGCGCGTCGATTTGACCACGGCGCGGTTGACGAGGATGCGCAGCTGCTGGGCTAGTTCGGAAAGGTCCATGCGAGCCTCCTCATTCCAGCGATGTCATTCCAGGGGCCTGGCTTCGCTGTCGAGGCCAGCCTCGTGCGTCAGGCCGCCTTCGCTCTCCTCGCCGCGCGACGAACGCCGCTCGCCCTCGGGCAGGAGGTCATAGGCTTCGGGGCCGGTGAGCTTCAGCCGCGTGCGCACGCCTTCCGCGCCATAGGAATAGGTGACGCCGGCCACCAGCATGTCGCGTGCGATGCGGGCCCAGCGGTCGGAGACGTCGGCGAGCTCGTTGGGCCGCCAGAGCCGGCCGCCGGAGCGGTAATCCTCCACCATGTGGTTGAGGGTCTCGCCCTTGCCGCGCCGGGTGCGCTTGTGCCATTCGGCCTGCGTCTGCGCATCCACCCCGTTCGCCTGCGTCCGCGCCGCGGCGACGAAGGGCCGCCAGCGGGTGATCTCCTCGTCGCGCGCATGGCCCATGACGAGCGCGCCGCCGCCTTCCGAAGGCTGGCCGTCGACCGGCTCCGGCGCGGGAGCCTGCGCCGCGCGCGGCGCGTCATTGGCGGAAAGGCCTGGTCGCGCGCCCCGCCGCCCGCCATTCTTCTCGGCCTGCGCCTTGATGAAATAATCCGAGAAGCGCTCGCGCATGGAGAGCCGAGCCCCCTGCCGGAAGGCGAGGCCCGGGAAATGCGGCGCGCCCGGCGCGCGCCTCGTGCCGGAACGGGTGAGCAACAATCCGCCGACGCCATCCGAGAGCACGAGAAGCGCCCTTTGCCTGGCGTATTTCTCGATGGCGGACATCACCTTTTCGCCGGTCTCGATCACGGCCCGCTTGATCGGCGCGCCGGTGTCCACCTCCGCCGTGACGCTGATGCCGAAGGGCTTGCACAGAGCGGCGGCGAATTCCTCCAGCTTCACGTCGCGCCACTCATGCCGGCCCTTCGGGTCATGATGGCAATCGACGAGGTCGCCCGTCAGGTCGCGGCCTGCGACCGCCAGCGAGAACCTCCCCTCGGAGGCGTCGGTGATGACATCATCCACCCAGCCCTTGAGCACCGGCTCGCCATCGATGGAGAGCAGCGCCGCCGCGCCCCAGTTGATCGGCTTTCCCTCAATCATTCGCGTCGCCCAGGGCAGCGCGGAGAGATCGCGCCAGCCATCCTGCAATTCGAGCTGGAAGGAACCGGAGATCTCGGAAAGGTCGCGGATGATCTCGGCGCGCGTCCAGCGGTCGAATGTCACGCCGTCCAGCGTCAGCGCGATGCGGCGGATGGGCTCTCCCGCCTGGCCGGGCCAGATCATGGCAGCACCTCGATGCGCCCGCCCGGCAGACGCCCCGGATGGCGCAGCCTGTTGCGGCGCATGATGTCGGCATAGACGCCCGTGAGCCGCTGCGGATTGTCGCCGGCGACGGACTGCGCGATGAGCCAGGCGCTGAGGCCCGGCCCCGTCTCGATCGAGATGACGGAGGGGAGCCGCCCCACGGCCTCGTTGATGTCCCGCGCCAGCGCCGCGCGCGTCGCGGCGACGCGTCGCCATGGCAGGGCGGCCTGCCCCGGCGCGGCGGCGGCATGGGCGGCGATGCGCGCCCCATGCGCGGCGAGTGCATCATCGACGCGGGCGCGCCAAGCCTGCGCATCCTGCCGGCTCTCGAAGGGGATGGCGCTGGCGAGTTCGACGAGCGCGGACATCGCCATCATCTCGGCGGCGAGCGGAATGGCGGCGGCCGCAGGCGCAGGCGCAAGCGCGGCGAGGCGCCCGGCAAGGCCGATCATGGCGAGCGCGCCGGCCCGTGGGTCTCGGGGAGCCGGGCGCGAATACCCGGATTGATTGGCCGGGCCAATGGAGGGTTCGGGCAGCGGCATAGACGCCTTGCGGATGGCAAGCACCGAAAGCTCGATGGCGGAGGCCAGATGCGCAGGCGCAGCGTCAGGGCCGGCGAGATCGGCGCGGGTCAGGGCGTCGAAGGCAAGCCCGATGTCGCGGGCGGCAGCCGCCGCATGTCGGCCCTCCGAGACGAAGCCGGCGGCGATCTCCACCACGGCGCCCGCCGTCGCGCGGATCTCCGCCACCAGCCCGAGCGCCCCCATCGGCAAGGCAAGCACGTCAAGCGCGAGGGCGCGCGCCGCGGCCAGCAGATCTCCGGCCGCGCCGAGAAGCCCGGCGAGCGAGGAGATAAGGCCTATGGGGCCGCGCGGGCGCATCTCGGGGTCGAACTCGGCCTCGATCCTTGCGACCATCAGCTCGTCGGAGGCGAAAGATATGCGGGCTGGCCGAAGCAGCACGCAGCGGATCTGCCCGCGCCAGGGATGCAGCAATGTGCCTGCGCCTGCTCGCGCGAAGGCGGCCTCGAGCCTGCGCGCCTGCGCGACATAATCCGGCCCGATGACGAGACCCGAAACGGGGATCGGCCCATCGAGCCGGCCAAGGTCCTGATGCGTATTGAGGTCCAGCCCCGGATAGAGCGTGGTGATGATGCGCCGGCCAACCGAGTGTTCGGCATCGATCATATGGAAGGGCACGCCGCGCCAGGCGGCGGGCATCAGGCCGGGCAGCAGGCTGGCGGGATCGTCGAAAAGGCCCATCAGGCGCGCCCCAGCATGGCGCCGCGATTGGGCTCAAGCGGCACGGCGGCGTTGGTGCTCTCGACATTGACGATGCGCGACCCTTCCGTGGCCGCGACCGTGATGCGCCCGCCGACCTCCGCCTTCTGCACCCCGCCGGAGGGCGGCAGTGGCTTGGAGGGCAGCGAGGTCGGGTTGAAGCCTTCCATGGTGGATGCGGGCGGAGCGCCGCCCTCGCCACCCTTCGGTGCGCCGCCGCCGCCACCAAGCCATGACGGCATTGAGGGCCATTTGATGATGCCCGACAGGTCGATATCGCCAATGGCGGCGACGATGCGGGACGGGATTGTCTGCACCCAGGCGATGAACTCGGCAAACTTGCTCTGAATTCCATCCCACAGTGACTGGATGACGCGGCTGCCGGCCGCCTGCACGACCGCCAGATTATTGACCACTGCTTGCGCGATCTCCCCAACAATCTGCGCCATCACAGTCGCAGAGTTCACTGCGAAAGTGCCTAGGCCAATGATGAACTGGCCTATGAGCTCCGAACCGAGCCGTAGCCACTCCGGACCGCGCGCGATGATGAGAGCGACAAGATTGGAGATGCCGGCTTCGAGCCAGGCACCAAACGCTTTCAACGCATCGCCCGATTTGATGGACTCCCAGGCTGCGCTGAATGCAGCCGACAGGGATGCCCAAGCCTGTTGGAGAGCCGGCAGAACGGTGGACCAGTTCTGCCAGACCCAGTACGCGGCATAGGCTAGCGCCGCGAGGCCGGCGAGGATCAACGTGATCGGCGAGAAGATCAGGCCCATCATCGCCCCAAGTGCCCCGAAGACCGGTGTCAGGATCGCCAGCGCCGCGCCGAAAGCCAGAATGGCACCGGTGATCGTCAGGACGTTGTTGATCAGATTGGGGTAGGAGGCGTCGGTTTGTTTCACCCACTGCAGCAGTTCCGTCAGGCCCTTGTTGGCCATGGGCAGGTTCTCGGCGAAGGCCAGCCCGACGCGTCGGCCGACCTGTTTCGAGACCTCGCCAAAGAAAAGCATCTGCTGACTGAGGCCCCGCATGCGGCTGTCGAAGTCCTTGGCGATGACATCGACACCGGCGCTCGCGATCTCCTCCTTGAAGCGCTTGAACTGGTCCTTGTTGAGGAGCATCGGGATCAGGAAATCGAGCACCTGCATGTCCTGGAAGATGCGGCCGATCTTGGTGCCGCTGATCAGCTGCTCGATGCGTCGGCGAACCTCGCCCTCGGCCTCGGAGCCCTTCAGCCCTTTGTGGCCGGTCTCCTTCATGATCTTGTCGATCTCTTTCTGTGGCACCTTGAGCTTCTCGCTCATCTTCTGGACCACGGCCTCGACAGGGTTGATGCCCTTGGCGGTGGCGTTCGCCATCAGCTTGACGACATCGACGCCGAGCTCGTCCTTGAAGTTCTTGATCGCCTCGGGCGCGGCGACTTTGGTCAGGAAGTTCTTCAGGTTGTTGGCGGCCTTGTCGGGGCTGTCCGTGCCGAGCATCGCCGTCTGCAGCGCGGCTCCGAGGAAGTTCACCGCCTCCATGCCGGTAACGCCAAGCTTCGCCATCTGGTTTGTGAGTTCGGGAAACTCGCCGGCCATGTTCTTGAACTCAAAACGGCCAAGCTTGCCGGCTGTGACGAGCCGGGCCATGGCCAGCTCCATCTGCTCGGGCGCAATCTTCAGCGTGTTGGCCAGCGCGAAGGCGGTCTTTGCGGTGTCCTCGATTGTAGCGTTTGCCGCGGTGGCGACGCGTCCGATCGTGGGCATGATCTGCTGGATCATAGGCTCGGCCATGCCGGCGGCGATCAGCACCTGCGCCCCCTTGGCGAGGTTTTCAGAGGTCTGGCCGACCTTGAGGGCTAGTGCCTCATAGCTCCTCGCGGTCGTCGCAATGAAGCTTTCGACCTCCTTGCCGGATCGGCCGGAGGTGATCGCGATGTCCCTCAGCTGCGCGTCGAAGGCGGCGGCCGTCTGCATCGGCCCAAGGAACGACACAGCGGCCAGGGCCCCGCCGATGACGCCTATCTGCCGGCCGACATTGGCGAGGCGGCTGCCCATCGCCTGGAACTGCCCGACCAGCCCCCGCATTGGCGCGGTGAGCCTGTCGACGAGACCGACGACGACCGAGACCTTCATGTCCGCCATGATGCCGCCTCCTCAGCCGCAGCCCTTTGGGTCACCCCTCCTTTTCGCGCTCGGCGACTTGGTTTGCCGCCCAGTGCCAGAATGACAATTCCCGGAGCGTCAGCCGCTCGACTTCCGTGAAGCCGCCGCCATACCAGCGCGCGACGCTCGCCATGATCGCCGGCCAGTCCGGCGGCCACTCACTCTGAAAGAAACGAGATGCACGCCGACGCCGCGTTGATGTCGCGCGTCCCCATCTTGTCGAACAGCGCCGTCATCACCGCCATGCTGATGCCGGTGGCGCGGGCGAAGCCGACGATGGGCTGGCGCTCCGGCGAGGCCTGCATGACCATGCGCATGTCGGCGCCATTGAGCTCGCGGAAGACGAGATCGGAATAGACCTCCTCGCGCGTCTTGCCGTTGGAGCCCTTGATGGTGAGCGGCACCGGCTTGAGGAGCGGGAGCCTGACGGAACCGTCGGCGAGCAGCTGCGCCCGCTCCGGCAGGGTCTTCTTGCCCTCCGGCCTGTCCTCGATGATGACGGCTTCGGACGCCGCCTCAGGGGCCGCGCCCTGCTCGTCTTGCGTCAGGTCGACCTCGACCTTGCCTGTTTCGATCCGGCCCATTACGCGATCTCCTCATAGCTGCCAGCCGACCATTTCAGCGACACCTTGCCGCCCTCGCCGCCGGTGATCTCGCGCTGGTCCGTCAGGAATGCGCCGGGGAAGACGAAGGTCTGGCCGGTGTCGCAGGCGACCTGCAGCTCCCCCTCGTCGACGCCGTAAAGCTCGGAGAACTTCTGGCCGCGCTCGAGCACGGTCGTGGCCTCGATCTCCGAGGCCATGAACTCCTGCGCGCGTCCGACCTGGCGGCCATAGACCACCGCCTTGTTGGCGATGCCGCCCAGTTTCAGCTTCGCGCCCTTCTCGACCGGGATGTTGCGGCCGCGCCAGACGATGTCGACAATTCCCAGAACCTGCGCCATCGCGCCTCTCCTTCAACCGTTGCTTCAATCGGCCTTGAACCGGCCGTCAGGCCTCGAACTGCAGCCCGGCCGCGAGCACCATCATGTTGCCGATGATGCGCAGCGGCTGGCGGGCGTTGAGCCGGTTGCGGTCATTGGCGTCGATCACGAAGACGCTCCGCGCGACCGTCTCCTTCGCCCCCTCGATCCAGCCCAGCCGCTCATAGAGATTGCAGCGCGCCGCCCAGGAGCCCTGCGCACGCTTGGGCGTCACCACCACATCGCTGGTCTGCGCCGCGATGGCGTCGTCCTGCGCCAGCTTGTGGCGCGGATACATGAGCGTGAAGTAGGAGGCCCAGTCGTAGCGGATGCGCGTCATGGTCTTCGGCACCATGATGTCGAGCCATGCGTCGTCCGCGACGCCAAGGCTGGAGGTCTTGTAGGTGGTGATCACCCGGTCCAGCACGACCGTGCCGTCCTCGAGCGCGGTCCAGGTCGAGATGCCCTGGCGCAAGAGTAGATCGCGCTCGGTCAGCGTGAACTGGTCCTTGGGGTCGGGCGCGATCACGCCGGGCAGCACGAGGCTGCGCAGCTGGCGTGCCGGATCATTGGTGAGATGGAACATCGCGACGCCCGCGAGGCTGGCGGCCCAGTCCCATGGCGGGGTCATCGACGCCTTGGCGCCGATCGGCGTCAGGAAGGGCGAGTTGGTCAGTGCGCCCTTGGTGCCGAGCTGGCCATAGGTTCCGCGATGGCCGACGAAGCCATGGACGTCGCGGTTGCCCATCGCCTTGTAGCGCTCGGTCATGTCCGCGACCAGCTTGGCGAGGTTCGCCGCGTCATCCCAAGGGGTGACGATGTCGGTGAACCACTCATTGACGATGGCGTCGAGCGCGCCCTGGATGTCCGGATTGCCGACGCCGCCCGACATCGTGGTGACCGCGACGGTGAGGCCTGCGGGAGCCGCTTCCTCGACAAAACGCCCGACGCGCAGGTCGATAGCGTTGCCGCATTCGCCCTTGTGCCTGGCGGTGAGGATAACCTCGTTCTCGGCCGCGCCGGCGCCCTGGCTGGCCACCACCTCCATATCGGAGATGGCGTTGATCGCCGCGACGGCAGCGGCCGCGCGGGCCGGGTTGGTCTGCGCCGAGCTGGTCGCGAAGCGGGCGCGGATGCCCCCGACATAGAGCGAGACCATGCCATCGCCGGAGCCGGTGAAGACGAATTTGCCCGTCGCCTGCACGCCGCCGCCAAGATCGGCGAGCGCGACGGCATAGACGCGGTTGGTGCGGTTGGCCTTGCGGAACGAGGCGACCATGCGCGCGCCGATGGAGCCTGCGCCGAACAGCGCCACGCCCTCGGCCGCGCGGGTGATCTCGTAGAGCCGCCCGGTGATGGCTGTGCCGGCGGCGAGCTTCTGCACGAACAGGATGCCGCGCGCCATGAAGGGCACCGCGCCGCGGCGGCTGTAATCCGGCTTGATCTCGAGATAGGCGCCGGGAGCGCGCCAGTCATAGGGAATTTCGTCGAAGGAAATGACCTGGTCCATGATTGGCCTCACTCGTCGGTTGTCGGGGTGCGCCGGCCCTTGCGGGCGGCGTCAGGGGCGGTGTCTGCAGGGGCGTCCGGCGCAGGCGCGTCGCTCGCGAGGATCTGCGCCTCGGCGCGCGCTTTCTCCTCGGCCTCGGCTTCGGCTGCGGCGCGCGCTTCCGCCGCGGCCTTGACGGGATCGGCCGCGACCAGGTCGCCATCCTCGAGGCGACGGCGCACGAACTGCGAGGCGTGCGTCCAGTCGCCATGGACTGGCCAGGGCGAGCCGTCCGCGCGGCGCAGGGAGACGCCCTCCGCCGGCTTGAGGAACAGGTCGCCGCCTGTCGGGTCAGGGTTTCTGGGCAGATCGGTCATGGCCTCACCTCGAAAGGGTTCTGTGGCTGTTGGGGCTGTGCCGGGGGAGCGCCCCAGTCCTCGCCATCGGTCGAGAAATTCGCGAGTACGCGGAGGAAATCCGGCTCGCTGGCGGTGGCGTTGAAGTAATCGCCCCAGGCGAGATTGATCTCGATGTCGACCGTGGCGATCGCCATCGACAGATCGTCGAAGCCTTCGGCATAGGTCTGCCCGACGCCGGTGACAAAGAACGTGCCGAGCCCGTCCTTGGTGTGGCCTTGGATCAGCGCCACCGCCGCGCCGATGGCGGGGAACAGGCCGGGCCCGCGCGCGTCGCCCAGGAAACGCTTCGAGCGCTGCGACTGGTTCTTGACGATGATCGTCAGGCGCATTTCGCATTTGCCGGTGAAGCGCCGGCCGGGCGAGGCGACCGGCGTCAACCCCATCCAGGAGAGCGCCAGCATCGGCGTGTTGCCGACGACCGACCGGAACTCCCCGGACGTCATCGGGTGCGGCGTCAGCTCGAAAAACCACTTGTTGCCCGGGAATGCGGTGCGGAGCCTCGCCTCCAGCGCCGTGACGGTGGCGGTGAACGGGTCCATCACCAGCGCCTCAGCTCGTCATGGCCGAACATGCGCGGCCGGTCGAGCGCATCGGCCCGCCCGCCCTGCGAGGGGGCGGCCGCGCCTTCCAGCGTGACATAGCCTTCCGCGATCTTGTTGAGCCAGGAAACGACGTCATTGCGGTCATTGCGCATCTGCGTCGAGGGCTCGCGGTCGCCGCCCGTGGCGAGATCATAGCGTGCGAGGATGCACACCGCCCGCGTCACCTCGGCCGGAATGGGGGCCTGAAGCGGGACGCTGACGCGCCGCCTCAGATAGCCCTCGACCATGGAGGTGGCGTCGTCCAGGGCGCGCAGCACCGGGGCATCGACGATCAAGTCGGGCAGGTCGCCGCCATTCGCCGAAAGCCGGAGAACCTCCACTTCCGTGAACCGGTCGATCATGTCCTGGATCGTCGCATAGGCCACAGCCTGTCACCCCTTCTGGTCGCCCTTGCAGGTCAGCTCGCGTCGGCCTCGCCGGCGCTATCGATCACCGTCAGCAGCGGCTCCGCCCTGAGGAGCTTGAGCTGCGCGGCGGTGAAGGCGCCGGCCGGATGGGTGACATCGCCGGTATGGGCGATGCCGGCGCGGCGCAGGCCGTCCTTGCGCGAGATGATGCGGACGCCCTCGGCCGCGGCCTTGGCGGCCTTCGGCTTCTTGACGTTCTCGGCGGCGGGATGGGTCTGGTTGGGGTCGGACATGATGGTCTCCGTTTGGGTTGCCGTCCTCTCTGAAGCCGCCGGGGATGAGCCGGCGGCTCTGACAGGACGTCGCCGTCAGGCAATCAGGCGAGGCGGGATCAGGCCAGGAAGGGACAGACGAGCAGCTCGGCGGTGCCCTTGTAGACGTTGGTGGCTCCGGCCGCGTCGCGCTCCGCGTTGAGGATCTCCAGCGCCTGGCCCTCAAGCGAAGGCGGGACGACCAGGAGGCGGGGCTTCAGGCCGAGCGGGCGGTCGAAGTCGCCCTTCATGCCCATCATCGCCTCGCGGGCGATCTTGTAGTTCGCCTTGGTGAGGGCTTGCTTCGAGCCCCAGCTCGTCTGCCAGAAGCCAAAGCCGACATTGTGCCGGGCGTCGACGCCGTAGACATATTCCTTGCGGTCGAAGACGTTGTCGTCGGTGTCCTGATCCTTGCGGACCAGCTTCCACGCCTTGCGCTTCTGCAGGATCAGGGGCTTGAGCGCCCGGCTGTCGTCGATCAGGAACCAGGGCGCGCCTGCGCCGCCATCGGTGTTGGCGATGGACGTGATGTTGCCATTGGCGTCGAGAACCGGGTGGTCCGTGTCGAAGAAATACTGGCCGTCATAGCAGAAGCTGGCGAAACCGGCCTTGAGCAGCCCGAAGACAAGCTCGTCATAATGCGCACCGGACGCCGCGCCGAGTTCGGTGAACATCGGGGTGTAGATGCCGATATTGTCGTCCTCGATGTCGTCGCGGTCGACGGAGATCGTGAGCTCGTAGCTCTTGTTGCGGATCGCGTACCCGGAGCTCGAGATGCCGTGGACGACGCGGTCGCCGACCCATTCGCGCACACGCGGCATCTTGCCGAGCCAGCCATACTCGTTCTCCTTGGTGGTGGAGGTGACGGGCGTCGCGACGCGGGCATGCTGGGAGGCGCCCGCCGAGGTGAGGCCACCCTGAAAGGCTGTGTTGAAGGCGATGCCGAGGGTGCGCATCGTGGCGGCGTTGATCTGGGGCATTGGACTGGCTCCGGGAATGGGTTGGGGATCAGAGACCGAGGCGGACCCAGACGCCCTGGGCGTCCACATCCATCACGCGGCCCGCGACGGACCTGGTGTTCGTGCCGTTGGTCTTGGCGACGGTCTGGTCATCGACGATGAAACAGTCGCTGCCGATCTCGGTGGCGGCGATGGCGTCGCCCGCGGCCGAGTTCGCGAAGCGGAAGATGCCGCGCCGGATTGTGACGTCGATGGCGCCGGCGGAGCCCGCGCTGTTGTCGGCGAACTTCTCGACGCGGCCGAGGCCCTTGATCGTCGTGGCGGTCGCGCCGGGCGTGGCGCGGCCTGCGGCGTCAAGCGCGGCCAGCGCGCCGACGTAGAACTTCTTCGCGGCGGCGGCGGGAAGGACGATCAGCTCGCCATTCTTCTCGGGGGTGTTGCGGTCGGCGGTCAGGGCGGCCATGTCGGTTGCTCCGGTTCAGCTTGGGCGCGTCAGAGGCGCGCGGTTTCAAGTTCGGCCTTCGATTTGGCGAAGGCGGCCTGGTCGATGCCCATCAGCTCGCAGACCTCGGCCTCGTCCGCCGAAAGCGAACCGGGCGTGCCGGCACCCGCATTGGGGTCGCGGGGCGTCAGGCCGCCCGCATGGATCGAGGCGAGCGCGGCGAGTTCTTTCTCGACGCCGGCCGGGTCCTGGGCATGCCGCGTGATGTAGTGGTCGCGCAGCGGCTTGATCGGCTTGCCTGCGGCGATCGCAGCGTCCACCACGGCGGTGGCCTTGTCCTTCGCCGTGCTGGCGGTGAGGGTCTGGATCTGCGACTGCAGGGAGATCACCGTCTTGCGCAGATCCTCGGCATCACCCTTGCCCGACAGGGCTGCCTGAAGGCTCGTCACGATCTCGTCCGCGCCGGCGCCCTCCTTGAGGCCGGAGGCGACGGCGATCTTCTTGCGGTCGGCTTCAGCCGCCTGCAGGGACGTCTCGATGGCCGTGAGCGACCCTTCCAGCGTCTCGTTTTCCGGGCGGCCGGCGGCCTTGATGAGCGCGGCGACGCGCGACTGCGCAGTGTGCATCGAGGCTACTGCGGCGAGCGCCGCCTCTTCGGTGGCGACCGTGAGGCCGATCGCAGCCGCGATCCTGGCGAGAAAATCCATGGCGGTGGTCCCTTGGCTGTGAAGTGTCTTGAGGGGGAGATTGGGGTCGTTGACGAGGCTGGCGCGCAGCACACGGACGACGCGGCCGCCCTCGCGCGTCGTGGAGATGCAGGGCGAAATGCCGCGATAGGAAAGGTCGGTGAGCAGCGCCTTGCCGGCGGCGGTCCATTCGGTGCGGCCCCAGATGCCATCGGTGCGGGCCTGCATCTCGACGATCCAGCCACGCGCCGGCGAAGGCCCGCCTTTGGGGGCAGCGAGATCGATGGCGTGGTTCTCGTCGACAGGGAGCTTGCCGGTCGACATCGAGGAAGAGATCACCGCATCGGCGTCCTCCAATGTGAAAGGGCCTCGTCCATCCGCGCCACGGAACGTCCCTGCCGGCACCAGATGAACCCATTCGGGGATCTGGCCGTCGAGCGAGGATGCGTGCAGGGTGATGGCGCTGGCGTTCATGCCTGGCGAAGATGCGCTGGCGCGCGCCTGCGCCGCCACGCCCCGCCGCCGGGGTGGCCTCAGCCGATGGATGTCGGGATTGAAAAGGCCTTCAACGCCGCCTCTCGGGCGGCGGCGATGCGTCAGCGACGCAAGGCGCGGCCTGATGATCGCCCGGAACCGGCCGCGCGATCAAGATGCAAGACGACCTGCTCCTCGATGACCTCGGTTTCGTCGGGTCCGATGCCGAGATAGGGCCTTGCCGGGATGGTGACCGAGCGCGCGAAAACGACGCGGTTGCCGCCCAGACGGAAGACCAGGCTGCCGCTTGCCTTTGGCTTGATGGTCGCGCCGAACTGATGGACGGCGGCATGCACCGCATTGGTGCCGATGGTGACGCTGCTGGAGGCGGCGCGGAATGTGAGCGAGCCCTGCAACCCGCCACGCATGCCGCGCTCGCGCAGGATGCCCGCTCCCTTCTTCACGAATGCATAGTCCGGGTTGAGCGGCGCCCATTTCTGCAGGTCGGGCGAAAGCCCCCGGTCCATGCGGCCCTGCGTCGTGTCGCGCACCCCTATTCCGATGGCGCGCATTAGCGGGGCGCTGTCCCTCAGTGCGAGGCCCAGCCGCTGCAGCGCAGCGCGCGCGGCAGCGTCGATGACATGGGTGGTGATGACGATGCCGGTCATCGTTCGCCGGGTTCGGCCCCCGAATATCCAGCGAACAGGCGGTCCATTTCCGCTGCATGGCGCTCGGCCGTCTCGACCATGTCTTTCAGGTCGCCCAGTGCACCGCCGCTGTATCGCCCGCGATCAGCTGGCCGCCCACTGACCGCGACGAGGCGATCAAGCAAGGCCCGCTCCTCGGCTTTCTTGTCGCTGGTCATTCGATCACCTCGATCACGATACGGTCCGCGTCTCTCTGCAAGAGGCGGAAGCGGGATCCGCGCGCCAGCAGCATCTCATACTGCCGGGCCCTCGGCTCCACATCGGGTTGAATATACGCTGCCTTTGCGCCCTTGGGAATCATCACCTCAATGATCCGCCCATCCGGTTGCGGAGCCATCCGTTTTGCGGTCAATCGCTGGAGCGTGGTGGCGGTATAGCCCAGGTCGGCGAACTCACCGCCAACCTCGACACCATTCAGAAAATCGAGGTTTCGGACGCCCCGCCATGTCCAGAGGTCGCGTGGTGCGCGTGCTCTGGAAAGCGCGGCGTCGAGATCCTCGACATCCTGCTTGAGGATACCGAGATCCCGCGCCGCCCGCAGGCGCTCGTTGATCGCGGCGGCGTTCGGCCGGATCCAGCTGGAGATCGCGGCCCGCTCTCCGGCGGCCAGGCCTTCCGTCCATGGCGCGTAGGCCGCGCGCATGGCGTTGTGCCCTTCGGCCGCGTTGGCGGCGCGCCAGATGCCCGTCGCCACCCCCCCAGCGGTGGCGGCGGCAATGGCTGTCGCTGCCCGGTCGCGCTTGATGTCAGCCCATGTCCGGCCGGGATTGTAGTCAAAGCCGGGATCCACGCCCTCTGAGACCGATTTGACCTCGCCCGTCGCCTTGTCGACCCAGCCGCGCCTGACGCGTTCCGGCCCCTTGTCCGGTGCCTTGCGGCCCATGCGCCTGAGGCCGCCCTCCGAGACGACGCGCACCCGGCACCCGCAGCCCCAGCCATTGGGGGGGTAGGCCCAGCTCCAGAACGGATCGTCGGCGCGCAGGACCAGCCCGTTCCAGGCGAGATGCTGCAGACGCGGATGCTTCGCGCCCGAATGGACATATTGCCAGTAGGGATAGGCCTTCAGCGTCGCCGGGTCGGTCATCTGGGCGTGCCGCCCCGCCGAATAGGCCATCGACAGATTGGTCTCGTAGATCACCCGCGCCCGCCAGCCCGGCTTGCCGGTGTGTTCCCAGCCATGCTTCCTGACGATCTCGTCGAAGCGGGCCCGCCACTGCTCCCTCGTCTCGCCGCGTTCGGCCGCCGTGATGACCTCGCGCCGGAAATCATCGACCAGCGCCTGGCGCGCCGCGCCGGCCACGGAGAAGCTTTTGACATTGGCCTTGCGCCAGATGTCCGTCCATGTGCCCGATGGCACGGCGGTCTTCTGGCGCAGGTAATCCAGCGCCTCGTCGAAAGGTAGGTCAAGGGCCTCGGCTAGCCCGCTCATGACGACCCCGCGATAGCTGGCCGCTGGCCGGCCTCGGGGCCGCGCCGCCTCACTGGCCCGCAGAAATCCGCCTTGCGCCTGAAAACCCGTTTAAAACCGATTTCTCGGCGCATCCGGTGCGTGAGGCTCGCCGGCCGCGCGCCGCCCCGCCGGATCATCGCTCGATCTCGTCCAGAAGCGCCGCCTGGCCGGCCAGATGCGCGAGCGCCAGCCCTCGCGCCATTGCTTCCGCGAACTCGGCTTCGGGCAGCTTCAGCGCGGCGAGCCGTTCGGCGAGATCGGTGAGGTCGGCGGCGGCGTCCATCTCGGCCCTGACCGCTTCGACCATGCCGGAGAGCGCCCCGGCCGCATCCTCGGCGAGCCGCGTCTGCAGCCGGTCGACGATGGCGGGATCGGGAGCGCTGGCATGGCGCGAGACGAGTTGGCGGGCGATCTCCAGCCCGTCACCCGGCGCGCCTTGTGAGGGCCTCACCCCGCCGATCACCTCGTCCTTTGCGCCCGGCTCCGAGAGGCCAAGCCGGTTTCGGACTTCGCTCGCCTTCGCCTTGCCGCCATGCTTCGCAAAAATGTCGAAGCCGTTGACGAAGTCCTTGATCGGCAGTTCGTCGGGCCGTCCGATCATCAGGCGCGGATATTTCTCCTGCGGCCCGAAGTTGAACGCGATGATGTTGGGCACGAGCTGGCGGCGCAGCGTGGTGGCGAGCGTCTTGGCGTCGGCCCGCTCGATGTCCTCCTGCACAAGGCGGTGCTCCTGGCTGACGGCGTGCCCGCCGGAGACGGCGTCGGTGGTCGTCGTCTGGCCCAGCACCAGCTTGGAGATCTGGCGGTCGAGCCAGTCGGCCCGCTTCTCATAGAGCTCGCCCGATTTTGACGCGTCCTTGAGGGCGACGAACTCGATCTCCATGCCCTTGGGGATGATCGCCGCGCAATCGCCCGCGATGTTGCGCACCGCCTGGCGCAGCACGGCGATGTCGGTTTCGGACGCGTTGCGGTCATAGCGGCCGACGCGGATTGGCGCACCATAGTTCTGGGTGAAGATCGCCCAGTCCTTCGCGGTGAAGCTCTTGTACATCCAGCTCCAGGAGGCGACGCGGGCGAGGCCCGAGCGGATGGTGAGGCCGCTCTTGGCCTTGTGCCGATGCACGATGAACTTGACCGGGCTCAGCGGCTCGCGCGTCGTCAGCTCCTGCAGGCGCAATGTCTCGCCATCGATCTCGTCGAAATGGAACCATTCGGGCCGGCGCCACTCGATCAGCTCCGGCTCGACGCGCTTGGCCGTGCTCGACCAGGTGATCTCGCAGACCGAATAGCCCTTGCCGATGGCGTCGAGCATGTCGAAGAGCGCTTCGTCGAGCACACCCCCGCCCAGCCAGTCGCGGATGAAGGCAGCGTGCTCGGCATGGTCCTTGTCGTCGCTCGCCGCCTCGATCGTGACCGGCAGCTGCGCCACCTGGCGCCGGCGCGTGCCGAGCACCGAGAGATAATGCGGGTCGCGCTCCTCGATGTCCTCTGCGAGCTCCAGCCAGGTGCGCGCGTCCCCATTGGCCGCAGCCTTGTGGATGGCGGCGAGCCGCCAGGGCGTGAGCCCCTCGGCGGGGTGCCCGGTGTGGGGCTGGCGCACGCCCGTCAGGCTGGGGCCGGCCTTCGGCTCGCCGAACAGCTCGTCGAGATCAACAGGCCGGCCATCAGGCCCCAGCACGCGCGAAAGCCTCGCCATGATCACAATCCTCCTCTGAGACGCGGCATCATGGCGTCATCGCCATCGGCGTCGTCCGCGTCATCGGCAGAACGCCGCCAGTCAGGCTCGCGCCGCAGCGCCTGGCCTGGCGAGGCCAGCGCCTCATAGCCGTAGGAGCCGATCTCGCCCTTGGTCGCCATGAAGGCGAGCAGGCCCGCAATGGCGCTGTCGCCATGGCGGAACTCGCCATCCTGTCCCTTGACCTTGTCGTCGGACATGGTGGGGAAGCCGTTGCGGAGCACGACCAGGCGGTGATCAGCGATGACGTCCTCGCCGGCGGGCAGTTGGAAAGACGCCTCCTCGAGCGCGGCGCGGTAATCAGGGAAGGCCAGCGCATACCATTGCAGCGTCGCCTTGACGCAGACGATCTTGTCGACGCCAAAATGTTGCTGGGCGGCCTCGGCATGGCTCTGGCCATTGCCGCGCGCGTCGAGCTGGCCCTGCTGGAACAGCGGGCAGGCCTTGATGATCTCGAAGAGCAGCCATTGCTGGACGTCGAACGGGATGCGCCGCAGCTCCAGCTGAAAGGAGGTGCACCACCGCGCCAGCCCCTGGTCCTGCGCCACCATGATGACCGACAGGTCGCCGTCGCGGCCGAAATCCTGCCCCAGCACCGTGCGCCTGCGCGGATCGAGCCTGTCAAGCACAGGCTTGAGATTGTCGGCGAACCACAGCTTCGCCTCGTCGAGCCGGCGGTCGTCGAGATACCAGCCCTCGCCCTTGGCGTAGGCAATGATGGGCACGCCCGCCACCTGCGCCTTCTGGACGAGCGCGCGCGGCAGATAGACGCCGGACGACTTGCGCGGGATCGCCTCCAGCTCCTCGTCGCGCGCCTCCGTGCGCGGGCCATAGGAGCGGAAGACCGTCTGCAGCCATGCCTTCTTGTCTGCGGACTTGGGGGCTTTGCCATCAATCAGGCAACGCCTCTCATACAGGCCATTCCGGACGGCTGCCGAGAACGGAATGTGATGCAGCGAATAGTCATAGAGCCCGGCCCTGCAGTCCTTGACCAGCTGGTTGAACGGGCTGTCCTCGCCATTATGCGTCGAGATGATGCGGATCTTGCCGCCCCAGATCAGCAGCGCGTTGACCGCCTCCAGCACCTCTCCAACGTCCTTGTGAAACGCAGCCTCGTCGATGACGACGATGCCCTGCAAGCCACGGATGTTGGACGGCCGCGACGACAACGCGACGATCTGGAACCCGGAGGAGAACGAGATGCGGTAGGCCGCGATGTGTTTTGTCTTGCCGTCCGGCTGTTGATCCTCGAACAGGAACTCGTCGACGCTCGACAGCTCCTTCGCGACGATGCGGGCCATATGGGCGACGTAGCGGATGAACTCGCGCCCTTTGTCCTTGGTGTCGCCGATATAGAAGACATTGTCGCCGCCGGCGGCGCGTGCCGAGGCTGCGGTGATCGTGTCATCCAGCGCCTCGGCATAGGTGATCCCGGTGCGGCGCCCCTTGACGCAGAGCTTCAGGGGCGAGCGATCCTCGATCCAATCCCTCTGGTGTGCCATGAGGATGCCGTCCGCCAGCGGGTCATGGCCCTCCGGCAGTTCGGCGACGGGCACGAGCTCGTCAAGGATGGACGGGGTGCGGGTCTCATCCACCTTGGGTCTCCTTGGGCCGCACGCCGAGGATCTCCGAGCGCAGCCTTGCCGCCTGGTCCGTAGTCAACCCAGTGGCCTTCGCCACATTGTCGATCGCCGCCTCGGCCTTGAGCTCGAACTCCTGCTCGCGCTTGGCGCGCTGTTGCGCTGAAAGCAGCTGCGCCGCCACGACATGACGATAGCCCCTGGCGATCTCCCCCGCTGTCTTCGCGTCGATCTCTTCACCCCGCGCCTGGATCGCCGCCCACAGGATGCTCTTGATCATCTCGCCGACGACCAGGTTGCTGTCATCGACGTCCTTGCCGCTGAACTGATCAGCCACGCCGTTGAGTGAGAGCTTCCAGTCCCGCGCGTCCTGCTTCAACGCCCGCCGCAGCGCGTGCCGGTTGAATGCGCTCCTGGAGATCGCGTCGACGCCTGCCGCCGCCAGCCGCTCGTTGAGTTCCTCGAGTATCTCCGACTGGACGCGGTCCCGCCTGTCGAGCTCGGCGTCCGCCCACTCGACCGCCGGCCGGCCCACCTCGGGCACGAGATCGAGCGATGACAGCCACCCTCGGCCCTCGCGCGCCATCACTCAACCCTCCGGAGCGGATGGGCGCTTGACGCCCTCGATGACGATGCGACGCTCGACATGATCGCGTCCCTTGGCGAGGATCTCCGCGACGCGCACCGTGCCGGCCTCGATGACACGGACCGCACCGATCTCTGCAAGCCAGCGCAGCTCTTCATGAAGCCAGTCGCGCGAGCGTGTGATGCCGAACGCCTCAAGCACGGAGACGAGCAGCGCCGAATTCAGCCGCCCGTCCGGCTGGCTGTCGAGCTCGCGCAGGATGATGAGCCGCGCCTCGGTGCGGATGATGCGATCCATGCTCATCTCGGGCGCTCCATCAGCAGTTCCTGCATCCTCATCGCGGTGGCGGCGACCGGGCGCAGTTTCTCGTTCATCGCGGCCATCTCTCCCTTCATCTCGACGAGCGAGAGCTCCAGCCGGTGGGTGATCTCCTTGTCCGGCAGATGAGCGATCTCGCCCTCCAGGGTTGAGACGCGGCCCTCAAGGATCTCGACCTTCTTGGCGACATCACTTAGATCGCCACGCGTCGCGAATTTGGTGCTGATCAGCAGCACCGCGAATGAGCCGATGAGCGCAAGCGCCCCGCCATACTCATTTGCGAGTTTCAGGAGCTCGGTCATCGGCCCTCTCGTCCTGTGTCAACGGCGCGGGCCGCGATGCGATCAGGACTTGCCGATCAACTTCGATGCGCGCAGGCGACCCCAGATGGCCAGAAGGCCACCCGCCGCCGAGGCGATGGTGGTGACATGGGCGATGGTGGCGGCCTGGTCGGCGGGGCTCACCTGATAGCCGGCGATGCCGCCGAGCGAGGAGCCGACGGCGATGAGGCCACCCCAGACGGTGGCGGATGAATACCAGGGCTTCACGTCGTTCATGTTCTTTCTCCGAAGTGTTGAAGGAGTGTTGAAGGCGGTTTGAACTCAGCGGGGCAGTGACGCCGCCACGGCGAAGGCCGCGACGGCGATGAGACAGAGCGCGACCAGGACGAGGCGCTCGCGCGGGCTCATGGCCCGGCCTTGATCGGCTTCGACACCGCCTTCGCCCATCTCGCGATGCGTTCGGCGAGCGGGGCGGTGACGATGTCGGTCACCTTCTCGCCCTTGGCGGCAAGCGCGGCATGGAGAGCGCGGCGCGTCGCCGGGCCATACTGGCCGTCGACCTTGATCGGCTGGCCAAGGGCGAAGAGATCGAGCTGCAGGGCGGAGACAGCCTCGCCATGGCTGCCGGGAACCAGCGTCGCGAGTTCGCGCTCGGTGGGCGCCGGCGGCGCGATCCGCCTGACGGATGTCGTGCCGGGATACTGGGCCCAGGGCAGCTGGAAATGCGGCCCGTCGAAGAACCCTTTCCAGTCGCCGCCCCATTCGATGGGAACCCCCAGTTCGCGGGCGGCCTGTTTGAAGGCGTCGGCGATGCGGTGGTAGAGAGGCGCCTCCCAGGAGACGCGGCCACCGACCATGGCGACGACATCGATGGCGTGACCAAGGCCGTTGGGCGCGGCGAGATGGCGGCTGCGCATCGTGCGGGATGCGCCCTTGCGCACAAGTTCGCGCTGCCGGTTGAGCGAGCGCACGCCTTCGGTGATCTGGAACGCCTGCGACGAGATTTCGGCGGCGCGCCTGGCTACCTTGACGAGATCGGGATGGACGCCCTCAAGGCGCTTCAGCGAGGCGGATGTGAGGCTGGCCATGACGGGCTCCCATGCGTGGACGGCATGGGGCGACAATGGCGGTTCGGGGCGCGGCGCGGCACGTCCCGCCGGCGGGGCGTCAACCCGCCTTGAAAAGATCGAGCTGGGCGCGCGTCTGGCGGTGGCGGGACAGCGTCTCCCAGACGGTATTCTCGGAGCAGCCCGCCTTCAGCGCGATCTCACGGTAGGAGAGGCCGCGCGCCTTGTAAACCAGCACCCGCCATTCGCGCGCCAGCGGCACCTTGACGGTCTCGCGGCCATAGGCCTCGGCCAGCCTGGCGGCGGGCTCCACGCCGATGATGTCCGCGACGGTGCGCCCCTCGATGGCCTCCCCGACATAGATGCGGGTGCCGCCCCGCGCCTCGACCAGAGCGAGCGCGGCCTCCGGACCGACGATGGCGACCAGGCGCGCGACGTCGTCCGTGGCTGGTGGCAGCGCGCTCAATTTCCTCTCCCATAGAGCGTCGCCTCGAGCGCCAGCATCTCGCAGATCTTCTGCTTCACCCGATCCTCCAGGACCAGGCGGCGATGCACGTTGGGACGGTAGAGCGCGATGTCGGCGCGCAGGCTCTCCACCTCGCGGGCCAACTGCCGGTGCCGCGCCAGCTCCGGCGCGACCAGCAGCGGCGCGTCCTGCGCTATTGACCGTGTGGCGGGCGGGCGATGGAGGCGCGGCATCAGATGCTCCCCCGGCGATGCGCGTCGAATGGCCCGTCGATGACGGTGACCACCTGGCCGCCCTTGACCACATAGGAGTGGCCCTCGGCCGTGATCACGTATTCATGCGCGCCGATGCTCGACGCCGCCTGTTCGGCCCGCGCGAGCGAGGCTGCGATGGCGCGCCGCAGCGCCTCGACATCGAGCCCGCCGGCGCGCTCCAGAAACCGGACAAGGGCGTGATCGGTGACGCGCAGGGTCATCACGCGCTCCCTCCGCTCAATGGGGTAGGGTCACGGTCAATGGGGTATTCGGCAGGGCGATCATGCCCTGTTGACGCCGCCGCTGGCGTGACGGTCTCGATCACCAGCTTGAGGTCTTTGTATCTGGCGGCGCAGCCCTTGATGATCGCGTCAGCGCCCTGCCGCGAGCAGACATAGGCGTCGCCCGCGCGCCGCGTGAATGCAAAGCCGCTGATCCTGTTGGTGGCCGACAGGACCAACCAGCCCATATCCTCGTCGGCATAGCGCCGGCTGATCTGTGTGACGCGGATGCGGCAGCGCTCGCTCACCGGAAGCTCTCCCTGAGCACGAGCGCGCCGAGCATGAGGGTGCGCGCGCATGCCGCCGGCGTTTGGCCGTCCGCACGTGCGGCCTCGATCAGCCGTGCGAAATCGGCATCCGACAGATGTAGCTCGACGATGCGCGTCATCGGATGCTCGGTGTCGCGGTGCTCGACCTGCCCGGCCTTGTTGGCCAGCAGGATGCCGTCCATCTCGGCGGCATAGGTGCCGCAGGTGTAGGCGCGCTGCCCCGCCATCACGCGGCCCTCGCCCTGGCGTCGTCGGCGACGGATTGGCGCAGCGCGAGGATGAGGCGCGAGGCGACATGCTCCGGCGAGCAGCGGTTACGCAGCGCCGTGCCCTCGAGCCAGCGATAGAGGCTCTCTGACACCGGGATGGTGACGTGGCGGGGGCTGAGCGCGACGGGCGTGTCGCGGGCCGGCTCCTGCGCCGATGCGGCCTCGCGCCCCGCTTCAAGCCTCGCCTTCAACTGCTGTTCAACCCTCGCCGCCAGTTCGGCGTTGCGGTCATTGGCGGTGGCGAGCGCGGCCTCGGCGGTGGCGAAGTTGGCCCTTGCCTCGTCGAGCTGCTCCCCACTCCTGTCGAGTGACTGGTGCATCTCCAGGACGGCGGCCTTGGCCGCTTCGACCTCCTTCGCCCATTCCTGGCATGACGCCGAAACGCCATCACAATCCCTGCGCAGCCGGGCGATCTCGTCGGCCGCAGCCTCGTTGACGCAGAGCAGGCGGTTGATCTCGGTGCGGGCCTCGGCCAGCAGCGCCTCCAGTCCGGCGATGCGGGCGTCGTCGTCGGCCTGCACCTGCATCACGCCCTCGATAACGCTGGCGGGCGCAACGAGCGGGTCTGAAATGTCCTCCGCCGCATTCGAGGGCGCGGAAATTTCCGCCGCACCCACCTCGCGCACCAACGCGACCGGGTTGCCCTCCGCATCGACATGATGCAGCGCGAGCATGTCGGCGTCGTCGAACATCGGCGCGACGCCGAGCGCGGCCATCCGCAGGGCGAGCTTGTCCCATTGGCCGCACACCCATTCAGGATCCACAGCCTCCCAGAGTTCGTCGCAGCAAAATTCGAGCGAGGGCGTGACGGCGCCGTCGAGCCACTCCAGCAGCATCGCCTGCGTGGCGGTGAGTTTCAGGGTGCGCCCGCCGCGCGAAACGGTGCGCGCCCCGCCGTCGAAGCGCAGATCAACCGCCTTGAAATCAACCATTGGCATGATCGCCTCCCTTGATGCGTTTGATCCATGATTTCAGCGCCTCGGCGCATTTCTGGCTCTGCTCGACCGTCAGGAACTCGGGCGCGGAGACGCCGGTCTGACGGGCGACCCACGCCCGCAGCGCCTTGGCTCCGGGCGCGCCTTTGACCACCGCGCCGCGCGTCTGGAGATCGCCCCAGAGGGCGTAGACCAGCCGCACATGGGCGGGGCGCTGCTTGCGCGGCGCGGCCGCACGTGCGGCCGGCTGGAAGCCGAGCGCCACGAACCCCTCCAGCGCGGTGGCGCGCTCGCCCTCGGACATGTCGGCGGCCGAGCGTTTGCCGGTGCGGGCCTCCAGCACCGCGCGATACTCCTCGACCGTGAGGCCGAGCTTGGCGCGTGCAATGTGCAGCTGTGCAGTGAGGCGGCTCATGGCGCGCGCTCCCCGTCGATCTCCAGCCCCTCGGACGTGACCTCCGGCTCTGCCACGAGGTTGACGCGCCAGAACGCGTCGCGTTCAAAGATCATCACGCTCGGCTCCTCGCGCCCGAGTTGCCATGCCGCGAAAGCCGCGACGAGGCCGACGAGGCCGGCCATGACCATCTGGCCGAGATGGCCGATGCTCGCGCCCCAGACCAGCAAGCTGAGGCAGACGCCCGCGAGCGCGACGCAGGCGAGCGCCATCGGGTCCAGAATGCAGACGCGCCTCATGATGCGCTCCTCGCAGTGCTCGGAGCGGTGGCGTAGCCAATCTTTTCTGATGTGCGCTCGAATTTCTCCCGAACGCATGTCGCCAAATCGAGGCCGGCGGCCTGCGTGAGCAGGTCGAGGTAGATGTAGACATCCGCCAACTCCTCGCCGAGTGCAAAGAGTAGGTGGCCCTGGCTCAGCCCCTTGCCAGGGACACCATCTCGGGCGCGGTTCATCTCCTTGACGACGCCGCACGCTTCGCCGAGTTCACCCTGCACGGCCACTAGCCATTCGGAGAGAGACCAGCCCTTGATCGGATGCCGGAAGCCGTCTGCGGCCTCGCAGCGCGCTCGGTTCTCGCGCGAAAACTCCTGCATGTTCATCACGCGGCCCTCGCGCGCTGGATGGTCTCGGCACATCCGAGTTCCATGTCCTCGATCGGGACCGAGTAGCGTCGATCCTCGACCTGCACCTGACAGCGCGCGGCCGAGAGGATGCGCGTGACGCGGCCCTTGAGCAGGATTTCGCCGCGCTCCCAATCCTGCACGCGGATGGTGACGGTGTCGCCGGCGGAGAAGGGATTATCGGTGGTGTGATTGGTCATGGTAGTTCTCCTTGGTTTCATGGGGCAGGCAGCAGGCGCGGACGCTGGCGGACGGGATCGGCATGTAGGATCACGTCGTCGGCGCGGATGGTGGTGAGCTCGCAAGGGGACTGATCGTCGGGTGCTGACAGCAGCCACTTTTTGCGGCTGCCGAGGTAATCCGGTCGGGCGCGCTGGGCGCGCTCCATGATGCGGACGAGGGAGAGCCCGTCCGAGAGCGGCAGGATGTAATCTTCAAACCCGACGCGCACTGCGCAGAGGGGACCGGAGGAGCGCTTGGTCATCCCTCCTCTCCCCCGGCCTTAAGGGCGGCGGCGAGTGCAAGGATCAGGTCAACACCGAGGGCGGACACGCCCTCGCGCAGTTCAACGGCCATGCATGGCGTGATCCAGACCTTGCCGTCACGGCTCAGACCGTAGCCAGTCTCGTTCAGGACCTCGATCAGGAAGCCAGTGTCGACCTCCATCTCGCGAGCGATCTCGCTGGCCGTGACGGCGGTGATGATTGTCAGTGCCATCGTCGCCTCCCTCACGCTGCCGACTGGGCGGAAAGCTCCGCCTCGAAGGGTTCGACGATGAAGTCCTCGCCCTCGCTGGCGACTGTCACACCCTGGATGGCGCCGGCGGCGACGCGGTCGGCGAGCATCGCCTCCTTGTTCACCTCCTCGGTGGTGCGGATGAACCTGCCGAGGCCCAGCGATTTCAGCCGCTCGATAATCTCTTCGGCCTTGCCGCGGAGGTTCACCTTTGCGGGGCGAAGCCGCCACGACACCTTGCCGGTGCCGAGATCCGCGGTCTTGGTCTTGCCGCCGCCGGTGAGGGCGTCGCGGTTGGCCTCGCACCACAATTTGAGGCCCTCGGTGCATGCCTTCACGGCGTCCTTCAGCGGCGCGGCCTCGGCCTCCGCCGTCTCCTTCAGCGCCGCTATGCGGTCGTTCAAGGTGAGTTCAATCCGCGCGATCTCGCGGTTGGTGTCGCCGATGGTGCGGATGGCGGTCGCAGCCTCGTCGCGGCTCTGCGGGACGGGGAGGTTCGCCCCGCGCGTTTTCTGCTTAGCCATGGAGGGCCTCCTTGATGGGTCCGAAATGAGGGGTGATGGGCAGCGCCAGCGGGGCCGGCGGGGCGGTGTCGGGCGTCTCGTCGGGGCCGGCCATGGCGACGATCCACGCCGCCATGGCGATGATCTCGCGGGTGGTGGCGGCGACCGCCTGCCGCTCCGGCGAGGCGGCGATGGCGCGGGCGATCTCGACCGCATCGACAGCGCGGATGAGGCGCAGCACGCCGACCTGGGCCAGCCGCTCGACCAGCGCACGTGCGGTGGCGAGCTCGGCCGCATAGGCCGGATCGGAGGCGGCGAGCGCGCGCGCCGCCTCCATCGCGTAATGGACCGATGAGTGATCCCGGCAGGCGAGCGCCCGGCCGATCTGCGGCAGGCCCGCGCCTGTCACCTCGGCGGCGATGAGCATCGCCATCCAGCGGGCGCGCACGACCTCGCGCTGGCGCTGGCCGCCGACGATCTGCGCCTCGGTGACGCCGGCGCTCGCCGCGACCACGGCGAGGATCTGCGCGATGGTGACGCCGGCGCTCATGCCGCGTCCCCATCGTCAGGGCCGCCGCAGGTGCTGCGGGTGCGGGTGATGCGTCCCCGGTCGATATAGGGGAAAATCAGGACGTCGTTGCCGCAGCCGCCACGCCGCTCCAACTCCTCGATGCGCTGCTCATTGGCCTCGATGGCCCGCTGCATCTCCCGGTGCTCGCGGGTGAGCGCCTCGCGCAGATCCACGAGATTGCCGGCGGACCTCTCGTCACCGACCGTGTTGTCGAGCGCCATGATGTCCCGCGCCAGACGCTCGGCCTTGGCGCAGTCGATGCTGGCGGCGCCGGGACGCGTGACCTGATCCGGGCCGCTGGCATCGCGCGAGAGGCGGACGGGCCCGGTGGGGGCCGCGCCGATCTCGCCGGATTTGGCGTGGGCGATCAGGTCGCAATCGCGGGCGATGGTCTCCATCTCCACGAGGCGCGCCTCGAGCGCATGTGCGGCTCGGGACATCTCCTGCAGGCCGGCGAACAGGCCGGCGAGCGCATCGACGCTGGGCCGCTGGTTGCTGGCGACATAGCGCCGCATCACGCGGGCGAGATCGTCCAGACGGGTGGAGAGGGGGAGCGCCTCAGACATCGGCGGCCTCCCGACGGTTGGGGCAGCGCGGGCATGCGCGATGGAGCCTGACGCGCGCCGGATTGGCCGAAGAGAACGGGCGCCTCTGGTTGGCGAGGCAGGCGTCGCGCCCGATCTCGCCGAGCACCGGGCAACTCACCATCTCGCCCATCAGCGCGCCACGGATCTTGGCGAAGACGAGGTCGGTGTCACCCGGATATTTGGCGGCCAGCACATGGCTGATGACGGCCGGCGAGTAGCCAAGCTCGCCAGACACCTTGCGGGCGGTGCGCGCCGCGCAGGCCTCAGCCAACGCGATCACCTCGGGTGGAGTGGGCTCGCCCCAAGCGCTTGCGGCGCGGGCGAGAAAATCGGTGCTGCTGGCCGCGCCAGCCTTGGGGCCGCGCTTCATGCCGCCCTCCCGAAGCTGCGCAGCGGAGCGGGCCGCAGCCTGCCGACATTGCGGTCGATCAATCCGGCTTTGGTCATGGCCGGGGCCAGCGGCCCCGAGTTCCGGGCCGGCAGGAGCCGCCATGTCGCCGTCTGCCCGCGACGGGTGCGACGGCCTATCTCGACGAGATAACCGGCGCGCGCCAGCGCCGCGACATACATGCGGGCGAGCGCCGCCTTGACCTCGACCTCGTCCGTGGAGGCGGTGACGATCAGCTCCGCGACGCTGAACGAGGTCATCAGGCGCATGGCCTGCCACAGCTGCTGGAGGCGGCGGCCCCGATCCGCCGCATAGTCCGCGCGGCGCACCACGGGCGCCTCCAGGAGGTCGAGGCGGGCGGCGTAGACGATCGCCGGATGATGGCTGCCGACATCACGGGAGCCGACCGGAGTGATCACGGCGAGATGCCGGCAGCGGCGGATGTATTCCTTGACGACCGAGAGGCGCGGCCCGTTGGTGCGGTCATGCACGTCGCGCGCGGTGAAGCCGCCCGCCGTGGCGGTCAGGTCGCGCATCACCGCCCAGTAATGCGGCGGCTGCTCGGGATAGGGCGAGGGAAGGACGCGCTTCATGCGACCCTCCTGAGGCGGCGGGTGGGCTCGCCCGTGAAGACGCGCCCGCCATAGGTCTCCCGGTCGATGGTCGTGACGCCATGGTTGCGCGACCACGCGACGATCTCGTTCAGGGTGGTGCAGATGCGGCGCGCGACGCCGCCGCAGGAGATGCGCACATGGTCGAGCAGATCATCCGCCAGCGTCAGCGCGGGTGCATAGACACGGGCGAGCTTCTTCGCATCGTCGAGGTCGCAGGGCTCGGCCGGCAGCCAGTCCAGCACGCGGTTATGCACGCGCTCGATCTGCATCAGCTTCTGCGGCAGCTTCTCCTCGCCGATCAGCACGACCGGCGCGAGGGAGCTGTCATGCAGCTCGCGGATCAGCTCCATCCAGCCCTTGTCGACGGCGCGGTCGGCCTCGTCGATCAACAGGGTCTTGCCTTCGAGGCTGAGCAGGTTGATTGCCTGCTCGGCGAGGTCCGCCACCGTGCCGCGAGGCTTGGCCTCGCCCAGCTCGCGCAGCACATGCTCGAGGAATTTCTTGCGCGTCCAGCTGTCGCCGACGCTGACGATCGCCGCGCCGGTCTTGTTGGCGACATAGATCATCGCCTTGGTCTTGCCGTAGCCCGAGGGGCCATGGAGCACGCCGAGGCCGGGCAGATCGGCGTCGCGCGCCTGCAGGGTGTTGACCAGCTGCAGGAGTGCTGCCACATTCTTCAGAGGAGCGAAGCGTGACGTGGGTATGACGTCCATTTCAGTGCCTTCCTTCCATTGCGGCCCGCCCTGCACGGCGGGCCGTCGCTTTTTCGGACCCAACGCAACGCAACTCGTCTCTCCCGTTCACAGCGCGGCCTCGCCGAAATCGGCGGCGATGGTCGCCTGTGCGCGGTATTCGGGGCTCTGGCGGTAGCCGCCGAGCCAGATCAGATCGTCGGCGGCGGGCTGTGCGCCGGCCTCCAGCTCGGCCTCGATCGCCCTTGCCCGGCGGAAGCGCTGGGAGGGCGTCTCGGTGGCGCGCAGGCGGCGCACCGGCGCAGAGGAGCGGGTCGCGGCTTCCGCACGTGCGGCGAGATCGGCCTCGATCTCGGCTTGCAGGCCCCTCGCCGCCTCGCTCTGCCGCGTCTCGCGCGGCGGACCCTTGCGGCCCTCCAGCATCTCGGCTGCGGCCTCGAGCGCGGGCGTCGAGTGGCTTTCCGCGCGCCTCGGCATCTCGATGAGCTTGCCCGCTCGCAGCGCCGCCTGGCGGGCGATGGCGTCCGCCGCATGGGCCGGCTTGAGCTTGCCTGCGTCCTTGCGGATCGGAGCGATGGCGTCGGCGATCATGCGCGCCTGCATGGCGCGGGCCTCGGCCACGGCAGCCGCGCGGTCGACGCCGGCGAGCTCAGGGCAGATGGCGGTGGAAAGATAGGCGTCCGTCTCCGGATCGAAGCACCACACGCGCCCCAGATCGGCGGGATCGAGCCTGACCATCACGCGCGTGCCCGGCATCAAGGTCGGCGCGATGTAGTAGCTGCCGTCGAGCCTGATGCCCTGCTTGCCGACGATGCGCGTGCCGTCGCCCTCCGCCAGCGGCGCGAGGAGCACCGAGAGCGCGGCCTCATCGGAAATGCGCTTGATCGTGCCCGTGTAAGCAGCGGCACGGGCGAAGGGCGTCTGGCCATCGAGCCCGCCATGGGCGCGGTGCGCATAGCGGTCATTCGCCCAGGCGTCGGCGCGGGCGGCGAGATCAGCCTCGGTCAATTCGACGCAGAACGCCCTCGCATCATCCTGGCCAAGCCGCTGCGCAAAGGCCTTGCGCGCCTCGATCACCTTCCGGTCGGCAACCGAGTGGCCGATGAAGCCCGGCAAGGGCGTCGCGAAATCGCGCTGGACGGTGCCGATGGCGCGCTCCACGACGCCTTTCTGTTCAGGCGAGAATGGCGCGGCGGTCTCCGTCGCGATGCCCAACGCAGCGAAGAGCCGCTTGGTCGCCCGCGCCGTGAAATCCGACCCGTTGTCGGTCTTGACCAGTTCCGGCACGCCCCATGCGAGGATCGCCTTGCGCATCAGCAGAGCCACAGCTTCGGCCCGCGGGGTCTTCGTCACCAGGATGATGAGCCGGCGGCTCCAGACGTCGATGCAGACATAGAGCGCGCGCCGCCCTTCCGTGGTCAGCACATCGGCAGGGGACGCGTCGATCTCCCACATCTCGTTGAGACGGGAGACAAGGTGCGCGCGCGATCCAGAGACCCGGTTGCGGCTCTTGAAGGCGTCCGGGTTCGTCAGCGCCAGGAGTTCCTGCGCATGGACGCGCCGCCAGCGTTTCAACGCGGATTGAAGCGTGCGGATATGCGGGAAGGGCTGGCCCTCGATCACCGCGCCGAATGTGTCGATCAGCGTCTCGCGGACATGATCAGCCGAGAGGTGATGGTTGTTTGCGATCAGCGCCAACGCGCGCAGCTTGATCCGGCCTTCCATGGCCGTATCGAGGAGACCGCAGGCCCGGCGGGATGCGCCGCGGTCCACCGCGAGGCAATCGACGCCGTCGCGCCCTGCGGCGGCGAACCAGCGGCGGATGCTGCGCTCGGAGATCCTCGGCAGCGCCTCGCGCACCCATGCCGGCACGGCCTCCTTGCCGATATTGTAGCGCGGCACATACCAGGTGGTGGCCTGCAGGCGGGTAAAGCCGCTCTCACGGGCGATGGCGTCGATCACGCCCATGACATGGATGCGGGCATCCCGGGCCAGCGCCGCGGCGGGCGGCACGGCGACGGAAAGATCAGGCGCGGCGGCGACCGCATCCTCCGCAGCCTCGGCGATCACGCCGCCATGACGCGTCGCCCATGCGATGCGCGCCTCGAGCGGCAGCAGTTCGAGGAAATACTCGAAGCCGCCTCCGCGCCCCTGCCGTTCACGGGCAAAATGGGGGTGATCGCGCCAGCCCTTGTCCTGCGCAAGGCGGGCGACCGCCTCCCGTGTGACGGGTAGACCCGGCAACCCGGCCTCGGCGATCTCGGCGGCGGTGAGCCAGTGCTTCATTTCGCGGCTCCGGACTTGCCGCGCGTGGCCTTGCGCTGTTCGGAGGCTTGGCTGTCCTCGTCGCGCCAGTCGCTGGCGTGCTCGGCGATGCGCAGCTTCAGTTCGCGCGAGTAACCCACCCACGCGGTGAGGAAGCGCGCGAACACCTGGTCATCCGTGATCGGAGCATCGGGCGTCGTGTCGCCGAGCCTGAGGCGCGCCGCTTTCACGCTTGCCGACCCTGACGCGATGGCCTCCGCCACCGCGCGCTGGCGCTCGGCAGGTAGTCCCGCCAGCGCCTTCAGCTGGGCGGCGTTGTCGGCGAGCCTCGATCCGCGCAGGGCGGCGATGGCGGCGGGGTCTAGGGCGGCGGCGAGCTTGATGGCGGATTGGATCGTGCGGACCGAAAAACCAAGCTTGGCGGCGGCGTCATCCGCGAAGGCCGGGAAAGACGCAAACATTGCGTCTTTTCCATTCGGGCGCTCCTTGGCCTTCTTGGCCTTGCCGTGGCCTGTTTCCGGATGGAGGTCGAGATAGATGCGCTTGCGCTCCGCAAGAAAGTAGGCGCGGTCCAGCGCGGTCAGTTCGGCGCGGATCAGGTTCTCGTCGATCTCGACAAGGCGGGCGGCGGCGGCGTCCGCCCCCATCCAGCGCGCACGGATCGTCTCGCGCCCCAGCAGCGCCATGGCGGCGAGGCGATGCGCACCCGCCACCAGCACGGCCCGGTTGCCCTCGTCATCGGCGGGGCGGACCGTGATCGCCTGTAGAAGCCCATTTTCGGAGATCGAGGCGGCGAGCGCCTCAACAAGCGCCGGATCCGCGGGGCGAAGCCGGTCCACCACGTCGATGGCGGCGAGATCAAGCTCGAATTCCGAGGGGCCGGAGACGCGGGCGGGCGCTGGCGGGATGAAGGGCTCGTTCATGACCGCCCCTCGGCTTTTGCGACGAGCGCAATCGCTTCGGCGATGATCTGTTTGTCGTTGCCTTTGGCGAAGACTGGGTTGAGCCGCGCCTGGCGGCGGACGAATTCCAGCAGATCGGGAGCGGCGGCGATCAGGGAGTGGATCGCCCTGACATCCTCGCCTGTGGCGGCTTCCGGTGCGACGCGGCTGGCGACGATCTCGCCGCCCATGACGATGGAGCCGCAATCGAGGTTCCAGGGCGTGTGGAGATTGTGCCCGCCCATCAGGCAGCCCGCCTGATCTGGCGACTGGAACGCTCTGGCCGCAGGCGGCGGCGTGATCCATCCGGCCCATAGAACTGCGGCCAGATCATCTGCCGAGGCACACCGATCTTGGCGGCGATGATGTCATGCGCCTGTGGATGTAACCGCTCCAGCGAGGCCCTGAGGGTCGACGCTCCATAGCCCGCCGCGAGGGACATGGCCCGCAGGCTTGTTCCCTTCTTCCAGATTGCGGCGACGATGTCGGCGCGATGCCAAGGCAGGCTCTGCATGGATTTCCCCAAATTCGGTGCGTGTGTTAACCATCACGCAAATCAACACTGGTTGAATGTCACCAAAAATGGGAGCACGTCAACCCACATTTGGTGACATTCACCGAAAGCGGTGATCTATCGTGGATAGCTACCCAACTTTGGGGGAGAGGATCGCTCTGGCCGTTGAAAAGGCCGGCGGGAGGGCGGCTGCCGTGGATCTGATGGGCATCCCGGCAAGCACGCTGGAGCGCTATATTCGCAACGAAAGTGAACCTCAGGCAAGCAAGCTGCCCAAGATCGCTGAGGCCAGCGGCCTTTCAGTCGAGTGGCTCATTTATGGGGATCGGCGGCCGCCGGAAACGGGGCGTCCCGCCCCCGAAAATGGTGAAGATGAGTCGGATACCGTCATGCTTCCGCTGATGAATGTGATGGCGGAAGCCGGGAATGGCATCGAGAACCATGATGTGGCGGTGCTCGACCACCTGCCATTCTCTCGCCGGATGCTGCGCAGCCTCGGGGTCTCGATCGAGCACGCCCATGTCATCCAGCACACGGGCGACAGCATGGTGCCAACCCTCGCCGACGGCGGCATCTGCGTCATCGACACCAGCAAGACGCGCCCACGCGGCGGCGGCATTTTCGCACTGATCGTGGGCAACGAATTGCTCATCAAGCGCCTGGCGCTGAGCGCGCGGGGCTTGACCGTTATCAGTGACAACGCCGACAAATATCCCGCCGAGACCTTGACCGACGACGAGCTCGGCCGCGTCAGGGTGATCGGCAAGGTGTTCTGGACAGGAGGAGAGGTGTGATGAGATGGTCGACAGCCACGGCCCTGTTCATGCTGGCAAGTGCTGCAGCAATTGCGCAGGACAGGCACCCGCTAGTCGCCAAGGCGATCGAAGTGACTGCGGCAGGGCGAGCGGTCGCCGATCTGTGTCCAGGCTGGTCCAGCAATCCAGCAATCACGCAGTTGCTGTGGTTCGCTATATCGGCATCCAATCTGAGCCATCAGTTGGAGCGTTCCCAATCCACCATCGCCGAAATGCACGCCGACATCGTCTCGCGCGGCCGCTCTTCCGCAGAAGCATTTTGCGCCACCGCGACCCCAGTGACGATGGAAAACCCGTTCAACGGCGGCGCACCGCTGCCACTCTATGTGCGCCAAAAATGATATGCGTTCGCGCATCGACCGCAGGTTTTCAAAAAGCCCCCTCCCGCCCCGAGTGCTCAGCCATGTGGAAGCTTCTCTTTCCTTGCCTCTTGGCATCCGCCAGCGCAGCCGCCCAGGACCTCAAATCCATGACGCTGGCGAATGAGCTGGGCTCGGTGCTGGCTTCGGAAAGGTTGTGCGACCTCACTTACGACCAGGCCGCCATCGCCGCCTTCATCGAAAAACGGGTGCGCGCTGACGATCTGTCTTTCGCCACGACCTTACGCGCCATGACAAGCGGCTCAGAGTTTCAGATGAGCAGCATGTCACCCTCCGCGAAGACGGCGCACTGCACGCAGACCCGGCGCGTCGCCAAGGCCCATGGCTTCATTAAATGAGACGGACCGGAACGGCTTCAACGGTAGTTGAAATGCCTTCCAGCATCAAAACAGCCGTCACAGTTCCCGACACGGCCATCACAAGCCGAAGTGACAGCTAAGCTATTGACTTAATGCGAGGTTTGACGCTTTGTGCCGCGTGTTTGCCTCTGTCTTGGCAAGTTCCCAGTTCGTCACAGTTCGCGGGTGGCGGTTTCAATGATTTCAATGGCTTGGCGTTTTCGTGCCAACCGAGTGCTGCCTGTTTTGGCCATTTGATCCGTCGCGGCGGGTTCCGGCCAAATTGCGCCTAAGCCTCTGTGATCCCATGCAATCCCGGCAATTTCCGCCTAATCCCGCTTTGGCCACTTGATCCATCGCGTTACATCACGTCTGGCCGGGTTTCAGCCTGTAGAACACGTGCCTTCCGATGGAATCCATTTTCGTCAGGCGGCGCGCCCACCAGGGCCGCACATAGTTGGCGTG